TAAAGAAGTGAGGTGAATTTCCTCTCTCTTTTTTCTACAGGTTTGCGAGAGTTAATGGAGCATAGCTTAATCGGTAGAGCAGCGGTCTCCAAAACCGTTAGTATAGGTTCGAGTCCTATTGTTCCAGTAAGTGGCATAAGCTACTTAAATAATATAGATCGTCAATGAATGTTCGGACAAACAAATTGGCGCTACTACCTTTCACGAGGGCTGCATTTATATGCAGTCCTTTTTACATAATTTTATAAGGAGGTTGTTACATCTATGAGTAAAAAAGAACAGATTAAAAAGCAGCAAGCACAGTTCTTAGAAATCATGAAGAAGGTTCGTGAAGAGAAAGATATAGATGCGCTTGCAGAATTGTTTATTGAAATCATTTCAGTATATGGGCTGAAGATGGATGAGACATCAGCATTACTTTATTACGTTCAGAAGGAAACACTTGAAGCAGATCACAATGCACAGTTCTTAAACGAACGATTGAAACTTGATGTTAAGTCGCTAGGTATTGAAGGTGTGCTGCAAATACAACGTGCGTTGGTTAACACTTACCTTTCTAATATTGCCAACAATGATTGATGTATCATCCAAACAAGCACGAGCAAAGTTCTATGGCTCATCAGAGTGGAGAAGATTAAGGCAGCAGTGTTTAGAGCGTGATCATTACGAATGCCAGTGGTGCAAACAAGAAGGTAAGTTAACAACCCAGTATGATTCTATTCTTGAAGTGGATCACATTAAAGAGTTAGAACATTACCCACAGTATGCCTTGAATATAGACAACCTAAGAACATTGTGCAAGGACTGTCATAATAAACGGCACGGTAGATTTAACTATAGAGAATCGAAAAGAAAAAAGAAATGGGATGATGAATGGTGGTAAAGAAATGTTTGAAAGATTATGTGGAAGATGGAAGATACACGATTGTTGTTGCTCCTAGTATGAAGTCATTAATGATTAAAATAAAGGAACTATATCCTACGGCAGTAGTAACGACTTCTGATGCTGATGGGATCGGAGGTAAGAAACTCCTGGTTGATAAATGGGCGGCTGATGGGCTAGGTCTCAAAGCAGCATTACCAAAGTACAGAACCCAAGATGTTGTATACGAAAACTTCACAAAGCAATTTGTTGAAGGCGGTAATGTAACTGTTAACTTTTCTTCGAAGTTACATGAGGGATGGGAGAAGGCATTTAATCAAATTAAACAAACTACTAGTGAAAGTTTAAGGAGTTCTTTTATTGGATATGTAGCAGGTATTCATGCTCATCCTTACAAAGAACAAGGTGATGAAGACTACATGGATTATGGCAAGCAGTTTTTCGAAGGTAATGTTTGGAAACAAAAGCGACAGGATATCTTGGATTCGAATAAACCATTAACCAAAGAAGATGTAAGCTTCTATTTAAACGGGAAAGTTCCTAAACTTTACATCAAAGGCCAAGAGGTTGGGGTTGCATCTATGACTGCACATTATGTTACTGACAGTGATATGCCAGGAACAAATGTAATCACATTTGTTTATATGACAAAAGATGATCCTAGAAACAAAGTCTTGTCGATCGATCTTAATAACGGAAGGGTGTTTAATCAATGAGTAATGATGAAAGAACATTTATAAAAGAAGGATCAGCAATTCGAAATATAAATGAATCCAGCCACGATGCCAGCGCTTGGATTCAAGATACAATTGATAAGTTGAATTCATTTAAGCAACGAGTTGATGATGGTCATGTGATCATAATGGGTGGGGACTACAATGAAACTCATCCAGCACCAGACAGAGAACAGGTAACGTACGATTACATCTCATTGTCGATCGACTTCGTGGAAACCAAATCCCAAAACATGACCGAATAACAAATGAAAGTGGGGACTAACATACCCCCGGTCAAATTATTTGGGGGTCAAATCCCAATCTAGGGAACCGGTGGATGGGGTCAACTGTCCAAATATAAGAGATAATTTTTTTACTAGGGGGGTGTAGGACATTAGGATAGCAGATTTGAAAAAACAATTATTAAAACAAATTGATGAAAATGATCAGATTGAACTTGAAAAAGTTGAAAGATATATTGATTTAGTAAAGCTTTATCGGAAAATGAATAGTTCAATAACTAAATTCGGAGCAATAGTTGAGGTGGAAAATGGTACGCAAAAATTTGTAAAACCTAATCCTGCAATCGCTGAAAAAGTGAAAATATCTCGTGCATTAATAACGCTTGGTAAAGATTTAAATTTGGATCCACTGGATCAAACGATTACCGCTCCAGATGATGATTATGATGAGAGTGATTTAACATGATACATCAAAAACACGTTGATTTTTATATTAATCAATTCAAAACTGGTCAGATTAAATTCAATCAGGAGCGGAAGGATTTAATTGAATATTTAGAGCGTGATGTACTCAGTCGTGACGATGTTTATTTTGATGATGAGATGATTGATAAATGTATCGCCTATGGAGAGAAATGGTTTTTTCCAATGCAGCCATTCCAAAAATTTTTAATTGCGTTTGTCTTTTTCTTTTTCAAGAAAAATGACCGTCGGGTGTATAGAAAGTTTCTTTGGATGTTTGGACGTGGGGGTGGCAAGAATGGTTTGCTATCTGTGGTTCTAAACTTTTTACAAACCGAGGTACACGGAATAATGGATTACAACATATCGATTGTTGCAAACTCAGAGGAGCAAGCTAAGACGTCATTTGAAGAAATTTACAATACAATCAAACGAAATAAAACGTTGCAGAAAGCTTTTGAATATGGAAAATCAGTTATCACAAGCAAGAAAACTGGCAGCAAACTTAAGTATCGAACGAGCAACGGAGAAACAAAAGATGGTTTGCGAGATGGCGCGGTAGCATTCGATGAAATTCATCGGTACGAATCGAATAAAGATGTAAAGGTCCATATTAGTGGTTTGGGCAAAAAACCAAATTCAAGGGAGTTTTATTCTGGAACTGACGGATATGTTCGAGAAGGGTTCTTGGATAGTATGAAAGAAAAAGCGAAAAGAGTGTTGAATGGTTCAGTCCGTTTCAATGCTCTTTTTCCATTCATTTGTAAACTTGATTCAGAAGATCAAGTGAATGATCCTGAAAACTGGGAACTTGCGAACCCGATGTTTCATAAACCGTTATCTAATTATGCTGAAGAACTGTATGAAACGATCATGGAAGAATATGAGGACTTAGAAGACGATCCAAGTAACAGGGAAGAATTCATGACTAAACGCATGAATTTACCTGTCACAGACTTAGAAAGATCGGTGGCTAGTCGTGAAGAAATTCTAGCGACCAACAGACCATTCCCAACTAACCTAATTGGAAAACAAGCCATTGGCGGTTTAGACTATGCCAGTCTGCGTGATTTCGCCGCCTGTGGACTTTTGTTTCGTGATGGGGATGATTATGTATTCAAGACCCATTCGTTCGTTAGAAAGCAATTTGTGGACATTTACTATGGATATTCTCGTAAGGCTTCTGAAGCCACAAAAGAAAAATTTGCGCCGATACGTGAATGGGAAGAAAAAGGATTACTAACGGTCATAGATGGCCCCACAATTGATCCTAAAACAGTCGTTGGTTGGTTTGTTGAACAACGGGAAAAATATGGCATAACAAAAGTAGTAGCTGATAATTTTCGTATGGATCTTTTGCGGCCTTTGTTTTTGAAAGAAGGCTTCGAAATCGAAGTAATCAGGAATCCAACTGCTGCTGATAATTTGCTAGCACCTAGAATTGAAGATGCTTTTGCTAACAATCACATTATTTTTGGCGATAATCCGCTCATGCGTTGGTATACAAACAATGTACTTGTTAAGACCAATGGCGATGGTAATAAATCATATAAGAAGAAAGAAGAGGTAAGGCGTAAGACAGACGGATTCAAGGCTTTTGAATATTGTTTATGGCGTGTTGATGAAATCGTAAATTACAACTATGAAGATGCCTTTGACATATTGGATGAAATTGAGTTCTAAAAATTAACAGGATTAAAAGTAATTAATCCTGTTAATCAGTCTTTTTTAAAATATGTTTTTATTTATCCAATCCCATTGATCATTTGTAAGCCAACCATTTTTATTAGCGACTACTTCTATAATAATCATTTTGTCATCGTTATCTAAGTATGGCTTTAATTTTTCTATCATCTGTGACGGTGTCAAATCAGAAGTGAATAAAAAAGCTGATTTCCAATACTTACAATAGGCTCTACTCAACTCACCTTTAAAAAGTTTAATAACTTCATCGTAGTTCTGTCCAGGACTATTTAAATCGTAAGTTGCTAAATATGCTTTAGTCATCAATAGATCCTCCCAATAATTATTTCAGTTTATTACAACTGATAACTTTATTATATCACCTTTGATAATGCTTACAATATAAATCTTAGAAAGGAAGTAATTATTATGTATAAACCGCAATATCTAAACATTGTTAGAACAACAAAATCAGCTTATGGCAACAATATTGCTTATTTCAAAAAGACATTTGTTGCTCATAACGGCTATAAGTGGGATGTACCAACGAAAAAAGAAAATAAATCGGGTCGTCATTTTTTAGGAAAAATAAAATAACGTGTAACTACAACAGAAAGGGGGTGAATGAGTGAGTTTATTCGATGTCTTCAAACTATCAGTAAAAAATGAAGAACCGTCCGACTGGCTTCCAGATTTTGTTGCAGGGGATGAATTAGCTACACGGTCATATTTAAAAATAATGGCTAAAAATACCGTTATAGATTTTGTTTCAAGGACTATGTCCACATTAGAAATAAAATTCAAAAGTACAGGAATGGAAGATTGGGACTATATATTAAACGTTCGGCCTAACTCGGATATGTCGGCTACCACATTTTGGCAAGCCTTCTTCTTTCGCTTGTTAGATGAAAATGAAGTGTTGGTTATTTTAAAAGATGACCAACTTTTAATAGCTGATGACTATACAAGAGAACAAAAAACAATCACAGATGATTGCTTTAGCAACGTTTACGTTAAAGACCAAGTGTTTACTGAAAAATTTTACATGTCAGATGTCATTTATTTAAAGTACAACAGTAAAGAGCTTGATTCATTTACTAAGGGTTTATTTAATGACTATTCGGAATTGTTCGGACGAATACTAGAAATCTCCATGCGAAATAATCAGATCCGTGGTTCTGTTTCAATTGAAGCCACTGGATCAATGAATGAAGAAAAAGGAAAAGATGGCAAAACACGTTCGGAAAGATTACAAGAGTATGTAAATAAAATTTATCACGCTTTTAGCACTAAAGCAGTTGCTATAGTCCCAAAAGTTAAAGGATTTGATTATGAAGAATATACGAACAAACAAGGTTCTTCTAATCAGTCTCTTGAGGAATTAAATAAAATGAAATCATCGTTAATTGATGATGTAGCCAACGCCATAGGAGTACCTACGGCGCTTATTTATGGTGAAAAATCAGAACTTGATTCCAATATCAAAGCTTTTAGAAAATTATGTATTATTCCTTTAATGAAAAAGCTGCAAGATGAATTAACTGCAAAAGTTCTTACACGCCAAGAGTATAAAAATGGTGAACGAATTAAAGTAACTAAAGTTTTACCTGTAAGTATTCTAGAAAATGCAACTCAAATTGACAAAATCGTCTCTAGTGGAACATTCCTAAGAGATGAAGTGAGGGAAGAAACGGATTATGATTCGTTGCCAGATAAAGAAGGTAAGAAGCTAATTATGACTAAAAATTATGCACTCGTGAAAGGGGGTGAGGAAGAGAATGACAAAGACTAGAAACGTGCCGTTTCAGTTTTCTAACGAGTTATTTGAAGGTAAACGAGTTTTAACTCTTTCGGGAAATATCAGAAAAAAATATTGGTCCGATGATGATGTTATTGATGCGAAGAGCATCAGGGAAACTTTAGATGGAGTGACAGACGATATTACCATTAAATTAAATAGCCCAGGCGGAGATGTGTTTGAAGGCGTTGAAATTTACAATTATTTAAAAGATCACCCCTCAAAAGTAACGGTAGAAGTTACTGGTGTAGCAGCTTCAGCAGCAACATTCATTCTGTCGGCAGCTGATGAAGCAATTATGAATGTAGGGACTTCAGTTATGATTCATGAGGCTTCAACATTTACATGGGGAAATAAACAAGACATTCAAAAGACTTTGAATGCTTTGGAAACTATCGATGATTCCATCCTTTCAATTTATTCACAAAAAACAGGTCAAACAACAGATCAATTAGAAACATGGATGAAGGAAGGAAAATGGTTCACAGCTGAAGAAGCTGTAGAATATGGTTTTGCAACAGAAGTTAAGAAAAACACCGAAAAAAATTCAACTGATTCAAAGGAAAATATAGTTGAAATGGTGAAAAATGCTGTTGCGGAAGCTATGTCTTTAAACCAACAAGCTGTGACGAATGAAGCAAAACAAGAATCAAAACCAAAACAAAAATCTTTAATAAATAGATTAACTAAAGGAGCATGATTATGACATTAACATTAAAAAACAAAACAGATGAAGCGAAGAAACAATTTAATGCAGTATCAACAAATGAAGAGGCGACACCAGAACAGGTAAATGCTGCTTTAGAAGCATATGTTACTGCTGTTGCAGAAGATGCAGGAAAGCAAGTACGAGCTGAATATGAAGAGCTGAAAAATGTAACAGATAACCGTGTGCTTGAAGCTCGTGGCATTCACACTTTAACTAATGAAGAAACAAAATTTTATAACGAAGTTGAAAAAGCGGGTGGATTTGATGAAGATTTAGTCTGGCCAGAAACAATTTTAGAACGTGTTTTTGAAGGTTTACAAGAAGAACGTCCATTGTTAAAAATTATTAATTTTACCCCTTCAGTAGGTAAAACTAAAATTACTCGTTCTCGTCGTAAAGGTGTAGCGGTATGGGGGCCACTTCATAAAGATATTGAAGGGAAATTAGATGCACAATTTGGTGCAACAGAATTTAATCAATTGGCTTTAACAGCGTTTTTCTTAATTTCAAATGACACTTTAGAATTAGGTCCACGCTGGGTTGACCGATACGTTCGTTTATGTTTATCTGAAGCAATCGCAGAAGCATGGGAAAAAGCAATTATCAATGGGTCTGGTCATGATCAACCTATTGGACTAACAAAAGATATGAATGCGGCAATTGATCCGACAAATGGATATGCTGATAAAGAATCAGCAGGGATCTTAACTTTTAAAGATTCACAGACAATGGTTAAAGAATTCGCAATGTTATTGAAGAAAGCTTCTAAATATACCGATAAAGTCGGCGATGGTGACGAGGGAGAGGAAAAAACAAGAAAAGTTAAAGGGAATGTATACTTAATTGTTAATCCATTGAACTATTACGATATTGTTGCTCGTGTCACTACGCAAAATGCAAATGGCGTATTCGTTTCAAACTTACCATTTATTTCTGAAGACCATATCATTGAATCTTTAGAAGTAAAAGAGAATAAATTGATTGCTTTTGTTGGTGGAGAATATGATGCTACGCAATCACGTGCAGAAAAAGTCTATGTTTATAAAGAAACATTTGCAATGAAACGTGCAACATTATACGCTGCCGACTTATTGGGCAATGGTGAGCCAGCTGATAACGATGCAGCGCAAATTTATGATATTAAAATTGACGATGGAGAACCAGCAACAAAGTAAACACCCCTGTTGTTAATAAGATAAACCCAACAACAGATGGGGCAACTATCGATTTGAAATAGCACGGGGGGATTAGATGGAATCATATTTAAAGGAGTTCAAAGAAAGAAATCAAATCTTTCATTCGTCAGACGATGACTCTATAAAAGAACAATTAAATGATTCCTTTGAAGATATTCGAACGCTTATAGGAGATTTTGATCCAAAAGTATATCGAAAAGGAAAAGAACTTGTTTTTGAAAGAACTCGTTATGTAAGAAACGAAGCCTTAGAATACTTTTATCCCAACTTTCAGCAAAGCATTATGGATGCTTCCATCGATATTTCAGGAGGTGAAGGATTTGGCAATACACCCTAATTATAAACGTCCCAAAATAGGAGCTGGCGAATTAAAAACGCCAGTTTCTTTTTTTCAGTTTATTCCGGGAGAAGGGCCTGAACCTGGCGAAATAGTAAAGAAAGAACTTCATTCATGTAAAGCGCAAATCTACAATCCGTCAATGAAAGACATGGAAATATTGAACGCAAAAGGAACTAAAGAGGGGCTGACAATTAAAATCCGTGATCCGCACCAAGACTATATCCCTAGCAACAAACATAAAGTTGTTATTGATGACTATAGAGCTTTACCAGTGGGCAAAGAATGGGAAATCGTAGATGTTTCACCAGATTTTGAAGATAACCGTTTTATCAAGATTGTTCTAGGGATAACGTCATGAGCGAAGTGACAGGGTTAGAAGAAATTCTCAAAAATATGGAAGATAAACTAGGACAAGCACGAGTAAATAGAATTTCCAACAAAGCTTTAAAAAAACAAGGTGAAAGAAACAAGCAGATTGTTAAAAAATATATGGCTAGTTATATCGATTCAGGAAAAACACACGACTTAGTTATAAGTAGCGGTGTGAAAAGTAATCCAAAACGAGTTGAGACTGGCTGGGCTTCAAAGGAACGTGCGCCTATCGTCCATTTAAATGAGTTCGGCTATACACGCTATGGTACTTATGTGCGACCTCGTGGAATGGGAAAACTACAGGCTGCAGCTGATGAAATTCAAGCGAAAGCATTCGGAGAGATGAAGTCGGATATGGAGGAATTAGCTAAATGAAAGACATGATGATGGAAGTTTACAATCGATTAATTGATAATCCTCTGATTCGAGAAAAAACTAGTTTTATTAATGACAATGGTAAAACTGAATATCGCATTAAATTTTACGAAGTACCAGAAACTTTGGATACTACCAAACCTTTCATTGTCATTGATAACTTTCTTGGTCCACAAACTAACGCTTATTTTGCCAACAACAAAGCTTTGTCAATTCGCTTCAATTATCAAATAAATGTTGAAAGCATGGACAGAATGGTAACCAAGCAAATTTCTAAAGCAGTTGAAGAAACGATGAAACAAATTGGATTTGGTCGCCTAGATGGTGGCTTAGATCAGTACTTTAACGAAACAAAACGTTTTGTAGATGCAAGACGTTACAGAAAAAATACACAAATTCACGACACCGACTATTAAGTTGGTGTCTATTTTTTAGGAGGAAAAAATTTATGCAAACATACGGATTTAGCAGAATCACTATTCAACAATTGGACAATGAATTAAAGCCAGTCGCTGGTAAGAAACATGTCATTGATGGCAAGCCAAAAGAAGGGGCCGCAGCAAGCTTTGAAATTACAGGACTAACCAAAGAACCGTCAAAAGTTTTCGGATCAAATATTGCATACTACGTGGCACGTAAAGGTCACGGAGATATTGCAGCAAACTTAGGTATCTTAGATGTACCATCAGCCATTGAACATGAAATGTTAGGGCATAAAAAAGCTAGCGAGGAAAGCAAAGTTTATCATATTGGCGAGGATACAGAGCCACCTTACTACGCAGTATTAATCGAATCAGAAGATTTGTATGGCGAAAAACTTGGCTTCGGTATGTATGCAGGCACATTCTCATTAGATGGTGTCAAAGGCGAAACATTAAATGATGACGACTTTACGCCAGAGCCTGGCGAATATGTTTATTCTGCTGTTTCTCGTCAAATTAACGGTAAAAAAGTTACTGTCGGTTTTGCAGATAATTCAGAAGCTCTAGCAGAATTGACAACAGAATTATTTGGTGAAGAAACACCAGCGCCGGAAAAGTAGCAAGCCCCACAGTGGGAGCTGTTACTCCCACTACAGATGGGGCCAATATTGAATTAAGTTAGGAGGACAAGAAATGTCGTTTATTCCACCAGAAAAATTTAGACTTTATAAAAAAGGTGAAACTAATCCTGTTGCAGAAAGTGTTTCGCCTTTAGCTATTACAGGAATTACCGCAAACACAGATGTTTTAGCGGGTGACTTTACTGTCACAGGTGTTGCTACTGTTAACGGTGAAGAAAAAGAATCTGATCATGTGGATGTACCAGCGTTTAAAACACTACCTATTTCAGTTACTGGAATTACCTTGGATAAGACTGAATTGGCTTTAAAAGTTGGTGAAACAGCAACGTTAACACCTACAATCATGCCAGAAAACGCAACAAACAAAGCGTATAGATTCAGTTCTGAAGATGCAGCGATTGGAACGGTAACGCCAGTGCAAGGAAAAGTAACAGGCGTTTCGGAAGGTATTACAAAACTTGTTGGCACAACTGAAGACGGTAATTTTACAGCAGAATGTACTTTGACTGTATCAGCAGCAGAATAAAAATTTATTGATTAAGGACGGCTTTAGTTAGTCGTCCTTTTTTTGGAGGTTAAAAAATGGAACGTAAAATTGAACTAACTTTACGCATTGATGGCGAAGAAAAAACTTTTACACAGGACTTTGTGCCGTTTTCTAAGCGTACAGACTATATAAAAAAAGAAAATTCACTTAGAGAAGAAAAAACAAGCGAAGGATTAGAACCAACAGCTGACGAGTATTTAGAAATGCAAATTCAATTCGTCGCCGATTTATTCGATGAAAAGGAACTTACTAAAGAAGCAATTCTTAACGGTATGGATTCTTTAGACATTGATAAAATATGGGAAATTATCAGCTATCGAGTTCTTGGTCTATCTAATACAGATGTGGAAGAGTCAAAAAAGGAAAAGGCGGAGGAAATCTAAGTTGGTCTGAATTTTATGACCTGCAGGTTGGTTTTGTCCGTGATTCAGTTACAGAACTTGGGTGGACGATTCGGGATTTCATGAATACTGATTGCTTGGATATTGATGAAATCTTATTGAAAGCACCAAAGAAAAAGAAAACTAAAAAGAAAAAACAAGAGGTGCGACCACTAAGTGAATTAGTCAAGCGTAGTGGCGCATAAAGGGAAGGAGGTAACTAAATGAGTGGTGAAACGCCGTTAGGAAATATGGTCATTAAGTTGGGCTTGGATAGTTCTGATTTCGGTCGTGGTGCAGCAAATGCTAAAAAAGAAGTTCGTTATTTAGCCAAAGAAATGCAAGCTAATGCAAAAATCGCTGATATGGCGGGCAATCAAATGGGCAAGCTTGGCACTCGTTTTGATGGTTTAACTAAAATCATTGGAGCACAAGAGAAACAAGTTGCTGCGCTGAAAAAAGCTTATGACGAATCTTTTGTAGATGGAAAAGCGACAGAATCCACCAAAAGGCTAGCAACTCAATTGCAAGATGCCAATGGAAAACTAGCAAATTATCGATCTCAATTAATTCAAACAGCTGGTCAGATGGCAGAAATGCAAGTCAAAACCACTGGTGCCACTGGCGCCATTTATAATGCCAGCGAAAAAATGATTTCTAGTGGGCAAAAAATGGAAAAAGTGGGCGGAGCTTTAACAAAAGGTATAACTTTGCCAATTCTTGCTGGGGCTGCAGCAGTAACAACGGCCGCTGTGAAATGGGAATCTGATTTTGCAGGTGTGAAAAAGACCAATGATGAAGTTGTGGATTCGACAGGTAAGGTTGTTTACTCATACAAAGATTTAGAAAATGGTCTTCGTGGACTAGCCAAAGAATTACCTTCAAGTCACACGGAAATTGCAAACGTTGCAGAAGCAGCAGGGCAGTTAGGGATTAAAACTAAAAATGTAGTTGGCTTCACCAAGACAATGATTGACTTAGGCGAGTCAACGAACATGAGCGCAGAAGAAGCAGCAACTGCTTTAGCTCGATTGGCCAACATTACAGGAATGCCACAAACGGAATTTGACAAGTTAGGTTCTGTGATTGTTGATTTAGGGAATAACTTTGCGACAACCGAGTCAGAAATAACCGCAATGGGATTACGTCTTGCTGGTGCTGGTCACCAAGTGGGAATGAGTGAAGCTCAAATCATGGGATTTGCGGCTGCATTGAGTTCGGTTGGTATTGAAGCAGAAGCAGGCGGTTCTGCATTTTCTAAAGTGATGGTTGAAATGCAATTGGCTGTAGAAAATGGAGCCAATGCATTTGCAGGGTTAGAGAGTTTAAGCCAACAAACTGGTGTATCTATGGAACAGGTTTCTAGCGCTGTTAGAAATGGTGGTAAAGAGTTAAAAAACACTGCTGGTGCAATGGGGTTAACTAGCAAAGAATTAAAAACAATGCATAAAGAAGCCACCGATGCATCAGGAAAATTAAATGATTTTGCAGAAGTAGCTGGAATGTCTGCAGAACAATTTTCTAAAGCTTTCAAAGAGGATGCTTCAGGTGCTATTATCAAATTTATTGAAGGGCTAGGAAAAACGAAGGAACACGGACAATCTGCAATTGCTGTTTTAGATGATATGGGGATTACCGAAGTTCGTCTTCGTGACAGTTTGCTACGTGCAGCTGGTGCCAGTGATGTATTTAAAAGTGCTGTAGATCGTGGAACTAAAGCATGGGGAGAAAACACCGCTTTAACAGAAGAAGCTAACAAGCGATACGAAACTACCGAATCTCAATTAAAGATGCTTAAAAATGAAGCAGTGGACGTAGGAATCACGTTTGGTGGTCCTTTAGTAAAAGCATTGAGAGATGCGTTGCAAGCGACTAAACCAATGATCAAAACCGTAACGAATTTAGCGGAATCTTTCTCAAATGCTGATCCTAAAACACAGCAAACAATTGTTAAAATGATTGCATTAACTGCTGCAATGGGGCCTGCTATTAAGTTAACAGGTACTTTAACGAAGGGTGTAGGATTTTTAGGCAAGGGCTTTGTTGAAACAATGGCTGCTATGTCTAAAAAAAGAGCAATCGAAGATGTTACAAAAGCTTTTGCAGAAGGTAGTTCTGTTTCTATTGGATTCGGAAAAGACATTGCTTCTTCTGGTTCGGCATTAGGAGGATTGACTGCTAAAATCGGAGGAACCACAACACAAATTGGTTCATTGACTAAAGGGTTTAGTTTATTGAATCCTTGGGTGTTAGGTGCAACTGCAGCGATTGGGGCAGGTGTAGCAGTGTGGAAACTCTGGGGAGAAGAGGCATGGAATAGTTCCCAACGTGTTAAGCAATGGGGAACTGATGTCGGACGAGAAGTTGACAAAACCTTAAACGGGGTGCAAGACAAAACCAAAGCCGCAAATGGTCAGTTTGGCTTATTAAAAGATGGATTTAATCAATCAGATGCTTCTAAAATGGCAGAAAATTTTGAAGCAGCGGGTCAGTCTCTTGAAAAGTCTTTAAATAAAAAAGTAGATGGATTGAATCAATTATTAAAGCAGTTACCAGGAACCGCTACAGACTCAATGAAAGAAATCATTGAGAATGAGAAAAAACTAAATCAGTCTGCTGTGGAAGAAATCCAATCGAATAATAAGCAAATTCAAGAGATTAGACAAAGGGCTGCAAACGAAAATCGTCAATTGAGTGTTTCTGAAGCTCAAATGATTAGTGATTTATCAAAGAATACTGCGGAAGCTTATGTTAATACTCTGGATGTTTCGGCGGAACAAAAAAGAACTATTTTGAAATCAATGACTGGTGATGTAGCGAATGCTACGAAAGAAGAAGCAGAAATATGGTTAAAATCATTAGGAGAGCAAAGGAATGCATCACAGACTCATGCCGCTAAAATGAAAGAAGAGCAAAAAAAATGGTTGAAAGATTGGGGATATAACCTTGATGGTGAATTTGCTCAGAAGTATCTTGAAGAATGGGATAAAATAAACGAGACTACGACTGAAGGTTTTGATAACCAAATGGCGGCCATTGTTGAGAAATTCCCTGAACTAAAAGATAAAATTCATTTGGCTTCTGGACAAGTGATAAAAGAGAGCGGAAATGCTTCACAATACCTTATTGAAGATAATGAGAAGTTATTGGAGAATGTTACCAAAACAACAAATAAAGTTGCTGAAAATGCTAAGAAGAACGCTGAACAACTTAAATATGTTGGTAATGAAGCAAGTGAATATGGGAAAATGTGGAATAATCTTGTTCTTGATCCAAAAACAGGCGAAGTCAAAACCAATGCGCAAGAAGCAGTTAACGAAGCTGCAAATTCTGAAAAAGGATGGAACCAACTCCTATATGCTTCCAAACATGCCGACCTAAAAAGTAATGCTAAATTAATGATTGCCGAAGCAGCAATTGCTAACGGAAAATGGGACAGCATGACGTTTAAGGAACAACAAGCGCTTTTAGATACAAATGCCAAGAAGACTGTAACTCAGGCATTACAAGCCAACGGAAAATGGGACAAACTTAATTTTGAAGAGAAGAAGGCCATTCTGTATTCTAATACCCCTGAAAAAATGGCTGAAAATATGCTTAATCTTGGACTTTGGGAAGATTACAAGTTACATGACAAAGAAATTAAAGCTGATAACAAAGAGTTTTTAGAAGTACTTAGTGATTCACAAGAAAAAATTGTCAATTGGTCTAATATACCAGATGATGTTAAAGAATTTTATGCAGATAATCAAGATTTACTGACAAAAATTTATGGATCAGAGCGAGCCTTTAATGCTTGGAAAAATTTACCAGATGAAAGTAAAAAACTATTAGCTGATAATACTGACGTATTACAGAAACTCTTATCTTCTGAAATCTATATGAATAATTGGAATAATCTTCCTATTGAGCAAAAGAAAATGCTAGCCAACAATGATGACTTGTTAAATAAAGTATTTTCTTCAGAAGAAAATATGACCGCATGGAATGTGTTGCCTGATCCTATCAAAAAAATGTTAGGAGATAATGCCGATCTAAAACAAAAGCTAATCGATGGAGAGATTAGTGTTACAGAATATGACAAAGTTCGACCCGAATTAAAAAAACTGTTAGGTGATCAATCGAGTATCCTTAAAGCGGCAGATGACGGGAAGAACGCCGTAATAACTTATGAAGCTACAAACGCTAGATTAAAGCAGTTGCAAGGGAACCCAGCAAACATTTTGTCTGCAACTGCTCAAGGTAATAAAGCTGTTAATACTTATGACAGTAACAATGCAAAAGGCAAAGTATTTAATGGTAATGCTTCAGGAGTCGTTGGTGCTAGTGCTTTAGGATACAACGCTGTTGTTTCTTTTGATGGAAAAAATGCAGGAGACAAATATTTTAAAGCACACGATCAGGCATCACCAGCAGCGGCTACAGCAGTGAGTGCGGTTCAAAGTTTTGGAGGTAACGAAACGATCACTAAAACACTTAATGTAGTAGCCAACTTAGGTAAAGGCGTAGCAAAAATTTTAGGGCTCGAAACAGGAACCAATAATCATATTGGTGGTCCGGCAATCGTCAATGACCAAAAAGGACGCACTTATAAAGAATTGGTAATTCCTAAAGGTGGTGTGCCTTTCATACCAGAAGGTAGAAATGTATTCTTACCAGATTTACCAAAAGGATCAAAAGTAATCAAAGCTTCAGAAACAAAGAAACTAATTCCTCATTATGAAAACGGCGTGGGAGTTCCGAGAAACTCTTCAGTTGTTAAAAATCTAATTGCTGTTCAAGATTCACATGAATCAAATGATTTTAGCGAACTTGCTTCTCTAATGCGTGAAATGGTTTCTTACTTAAAAGACGGCAATATTAAAAATATGGAAGTGACACAATATATCACAGGTGCAGACACAAAAACACCGAGAGAAACGGCGATGGAAACAAAACGCCAATTGCGTGATTTAGCGAGGGGGTTTAAATAGTGAAACTAGAATTAGTTTATACGAACCAAAATGGGGAGCAACTCGTTTTTAATGAGGAAGCTCCTTATTTTTTGCAAAACGTCGAGGGGTTAGAAGCACCAGAAAATGTTGTTTTAGCAGAAGAAGTGTTTGGAGAAGATGGCGCAAAAGTTGTCGGCATCCGCTTAAGCACTCGGAAACCATTGTTAGAAGGCACTTTAATTGGAAAAACAGAAGAAGAAATTTATCAGCTGCGCCGAGATATGATTCAAAAAATCGATCTAAAACAAACAGGTAAGCTAACTCTTAAAGTCTATGACAAGGAGTATGAAACCGACGTTCTACCAATTCAAGCGCCTAGCTTCAAGTTGTATGAAGATAATCCTTATAAGGTTGATGAATGGAACTTATTCTCTTTACAGTTTGAAGCATTCGATTCTTATTTCCGGGATGTATCGTTTTATAACTCACTGGTTCCTTTGGCAACATTAAAGCCAACGCTTATTTTTCCAATGGTTTTTGTTCAAGGCGAGAAGCATACGTTTGGCCGCTTTGAATCAGGGAATATTGAAAAGATTGTAAACAATGGAGATGTGCAGGTTGGAGCAGTTTTTCATATGAAATGTGTAACAACCGTAACTGATCCGCAGATTTACGATGTAACAAAACAAACCTTCTTTGGATTTAAAGGAACCTTTGAACCTGGAACAAGATTCGAACTTTCAACGGTACGTGGGAATTTGTATGCGAAAAAAATTGTTAATGGTGTAGAAACTAATGCTGTTCCAGAACGTATGGAGGGCAGTAGTTTCTTTCGGTTATCTAAAGGAGATAACTATTTACAACTAAAAGCGGCCAACAATTCTCAAAATGGAATTACATGTGAAATGCAATTTACACCATTAGTTAGTGGGGTGTAGCTATGGATTTTATGCCATTACCTTTTGTAGAGGTGTTTCGAAGAAAGTCTGGCTTTGATTATGAGTCAACGGCAGTTCTGGACATATGGAAATCAATGAGTGTCAAAGAAAATTTCAAGTCAGCCAATACTTTTGAAACGGTTGTTCTTTTAAAGTACATGCCAAAAGAATTAATGGACGAAGATACAGTGCTATTAATTAATAATTGCTTTTACTACATTGATTCTATTATCTGCGATGATTTGAGCAGTGGATTAATTACAATTTCTGGGAAGTCTCTTTTTGCAAAAGCTGGTAAGAGAATTGTTTATAGAATTTACAATCAAACAAAAAGACCAGAGCTGATTTGCTACGATCATTTACGGAACGAAGTGGTCTCTCCGTCAGATGCAAAAAGAAAAATAAGTTACTTATCTGTTGAACAACCGCCAGCAATTACTAATTCAAACATTAGTTATCAAAACAGTTATGGGAATGTTGAAGAAGAGATAGAGGGACTATGTGAAAGTTACAATTTTGGTTTTGACGAAATTCCTATCTCGAATGGGCGTATTGGTTCAACATCAAACGGCCAAGTTGGAACAAATATTCGTTTTAGAAAAAGTGAAGATGTTTCTAGTGTAGTTCAATTTAGTGCAGAGTTTGAAAATGTTACTAATGAATCATTAGAAAAGAACAACTATGATGAAGCGACTACAGCCCTTATTTATGGAGAAGGCGAAGGAAAAGCTCGTAAGCATACTCAAGTAAATAACAATTTGAGTGGCCTCGAACGAAAAGAAATATACGTCGATGCTCGTGACTTACAACAGACTGTTGATGATGTAAAAATGCCAGATGCACAATATATTGCCACATTGCAATCAAGAGGAAAAGAAAAATTAACTGAACAACCAAGAGTTTTGGCATTGAATGGGACTATCAATTTGAATGATAGTCTTTTTGTTTATGGTCGAGATTATAAATTGGGGGATCGTGTAAAACGTATTTCTTCTTTTGGCTATTCAGATACAGTGGTTCTAAATTCTGTAACTCAGACTTGGGATGAGAAAGGCTACCATATTGACGGCGAATTCGGTAATCAAAGTAAAACAATTATTGATGTAATCAAGAGAAAAGGAAAGTAGGTGGTTATTTTTGGCGGAATTAAGTTTATTTTATGATGCCGTTTTGCAAGATGATGGCACATACGATCGTGCTTATACATCGGCAGACTGGGCAAAATACTTTGAAAATATTTTTCGCAATGGAGTGATGATGTCAGTCGGTGAAGCATTAAGAGTGACTGCAGCTGATTCTGTTGGAATGAGAATTGTTGTAAAAGCAGGTTCAGCAAGCTTAAAAGGTTATCAATATATAAATACGTCTGCTTTTGCAGTACCTATTGACGTTGCTTCTTCAACACAAGATCGAACAGATTCAATTGTTGTTCGTCATGACTTGAACGCTAGACAAGCTTATGTAGCAGTCAAAAAAGGCAATGTCTCTGTAGAGCGCTCAACAGAAGTTTATGAAATCCAACTAGCAACGGTCAAAGTACCAAGGAACAGTTCGGCGATTACTGCAGATTTAATCACAGATAAGAGATCAGATGCAAAAGTTTGTGGTTATTCAACACCTTTTGCCAATGTTTCTGTATCAGGATTAGAAGCACAATATGAAGCAATGCTAAAAAAAATTGTAGAAACCAACAAGACAAGTTATGAAAAAATCCTAAATGATTTTAAAAACTACGTTGCAAAAGCACAAACCGATATGGATTCTAATATCGAAGAAATTATCCGCACAGGCAATGGAAAAGTAAATGCCTTTGATGTTTTAATTCATGAATGGTTTGCAGCTTTAAAAAATGAGCTAGATGCAAATCAAGCATCAAATTTACAGAATCAAATCAATGAAATGAAAGCTACTGAAGAGTTACCAGCTATAGAGCATAATTTACGCGGTTATCCTAATGTACAAGTTTTGTATTGGGAATACGGTATTGGCCTATCAGGATTAGCTAATGAGCCAACAGGTCTAGGCGGTAGCAATGTGAAAAAGATTCCTCACAGTGTAGAATATCTTGATTTATTCAGTTTCAAAGTTAAAGTGCCAATGAACTTTAAAATGGTAAATCCAACAGTAACAAAAATAGATAGTCGAACTATTCGCTTTATTGAAGCATTTAAAGTTATAGAAATTAAATTTTAGGAGGAAAAGAATGTATACATTTAAAAAAGGTGATGCAGACTATCAAGTCATGCTGAACGAAAACTTTAGCGAAATAACGGATGCTTTAGAAAATGGCGCACTGGTTTCTAAGAAAACCGTTATTAAGGCACAGGATTGGAATGAAATTTTAGACAAAGGCATTTACACCGTTTTCGATGCTTCTGGAGCAAACAGACCTTATTCGGGTGCAGCTTATGGTGCTTTAGTTGTTTATGCTGATAATACATTTGTAAGTCAAACGTATATGTATAAAGGCGAAACATATACCCGTAGTCGACAAGGAAGTCCTGCGATGTGGACGGAATGGAATAAATTAGCTAATGTAAGTCAGCTGAATAATGAAGTGCTGCTAAATAGACAGCCTATTAAAATTTCTGATGGCACAGTCACGTTGCTCGACAATGTAAGCAACTATGAGGCAGTAAAATTTATTTGTGAATATCAAGGTAATCGAACAGATGCTACCATCCTGAATAATAAATCTGGCGAAATAGATATTAGAAGTTCTACAATTAACATTTACGATGATCCTACAAGCAACGGTTGGGATATGGGAGAGATGCTAATTCATGTTTCTAATAACAAAATTAATTTCACGTATGCAAAAACTGTTTCTAAAAGTGGAACTGTCGAAACAAAAACAGATACTCTTAGAGTAATTCATGTTATTGGAGTTAAGAAAGCTCCTCAACTACCTGGAAATTAAGGGGGCTTAATATGGAAAAATATTTTAACCACCTGTCAATTGTAGCAAGTATTGTAGGTGGTATTTGCGTTAGCTTTCTTGGGGGAATGGATCAGTTGCTAGATGTTTTGTTATTTTTGATGATTGTTGATTTTGTAACAGGTTGGCTTAAAGCAATCGCTACTAAATCCCTATCAAGCAAAATAGGTATGTTGGGAATCGCCAAAAAAGTAATGATTTTATTTGTAGTGGCAGTTTCTGTGAAAGTTGAAAGTATTGTAGGGAATAATATTCCTATTAGGGAAATGGTGATTATTTTTTACATTGCAAATGAAGGCATTTCATTTTGCGAGAATGTATTGGAGTTCATTCCTTTGCCAGAAAAATTAAAGGATTATTTTATTCAGTTGAGAAATAAAGATAAGAATTGAAGCGGCTTGTGTCGTTTCTTTTTTTGTTTAAAAAAATAGGAAAGAGGTTTTTAAATGAAAAAGAAAATTTTAGTTGGAGCGCTTGTCGCTCTATTTTTTATGCCTGCAATCAATGTAGATGCTTACCAAGTAGAAACCCGCGGAAATATTAACGCAGGTT